TAACAATACTTTCATTATATGTTTCCTTAATTTTACATTAAATATAGAAAAGTATTGCAAAATGCAATACTTTATAAAAATAATTTAATTTTTTTTATTAACCAATATTATCTTTTTCTGAACGATTCACGATTATATTATAAATTTTTGCAAGTTTATCTTTTAATATTTCCATATTACTTAAATTAAATATTTCCAAATAATCAATTAAGGTACTTTCGCTGCACCAGTCGTTAAGAGTAATTTTTATCGCTTCATCAACATCTTCTTTGGAAGTATTATCAATTATTTCTGTCTCTCCATAACCAGGGTCGTATGTTGCGAAATCTTTACCATCCCAGCTTGCGCTTTCACCTCTGTAAATAACGTCTATATTAATAAAATTTTCATCACCCTCATTTGTATCGTAAGATGAATCAAATATTTTTATAAAATTAGGTAATATATTTTCTATTTTTTCTTTTTCAATATTAGACAACCCAAGTTTACAGACTATTTCCTCAGGCATTTTAGATGGTTCACCCTTATAGTTAATAAAATTACTAATTATAATAGGCGCTTTAATAGTTTCTGTTTCAGGCTCATCATAATAGCGTTCTATTAAATAATTATTATTTTTTAAAAGTTTCAACGCTTCTGTTAAATTCATAAATTCTCCTATAAATTTTATATTATTTATAATTATAAGAATTCTGAATCTTTATGTTCATAATATAGACCTTTTTTCTTTCGTTCTTTCCTTTTTTCCTTAACATAATCTCTACTGGATTTAAGATGTCTATAGCAATATTTAAGACATTTTCCCATTTTAATTAATAACTTATGAGCTATAAAGTGTTCCTTTATAGTTAATTCAACAAGATTTGATTTTTTAGAAGAACCGCCCTCGCTTCGAGGAATGATATGATGTTTTTCTACTTCTAATAATAAATTGTTATCTCGTTTTTGCGCTCTATAAATTATATCCCAATATATTTTCTGGTAATCCATTAAAAACCTTTATTTCCAGGGGCAAGATTAAATTCTATGTTGACCTTATTTTTATTAGTCATTATGAATTCGGGTGATACTTCTAAATATTTCGGTATATATTGATTTTTTATCCTATATGCGTCCAAAACTCCCTTCCTATTATAACATTTGACTCCTTGAACTATATTCGTATAGAGATTATATAATTCTTTCGGACCAAGAATAATCCGTTTATCATTACCATTGGTTATGTCATAATAGTCTATCATTCCTTGTAAAATATACTCCTGTATATGTTTATTAAAATAATGAAAATTAACTCCCCAGAAACAATTTATATTATTTTGATCTGGCGCGAAACAATAAATTACAGGCGCCTTGTCAAAACCGTCTTTATGAGATTGTTCCGTCATAGCATTATAATACATAATATAAAAATATCCGTTTACTATATTATTAGTACGGTCACATTCATTATCATCTATTGCTATATGTAATTGGTCTTTTAACATTTATATATTTATAAAATAATAAAAAACGGGCCATTTTAAAGCCCGTAAAAATTTAATTCTAAGTTTTACTGAATTGTTCTGTCTATTGTCTCGATTAAATCTTCTTTATTTTCAAGCTGTAGCTCAATTTGTTCATATTCAAAAGTGCATACGAACGTAACATTATCAGCAGAACCATATTGCAAAGATAACTGTGCAAGATTATTTGGGATTGCATGTTTGAACTTCATCTTGGAAATAATCTTATTATTATTGTTCAAAGAAATAAGTTCGATAGCATCGATACAGTCCATTCTCAAAAGTTCATCACCTTTAAGGTTGGTTTTTCCACATGCTTCACCAAAACGCATCCAATAAATCCAACAATAGAATAAGTAATAATTTTGCATATTTTCATCTAACATGAATTCGATATTCATTGTCTGCAAATCTCTTGCACCAATCGGATTTGGATGTAATTGCCTTTCATGTTGATAACGTGTATCGAGCATAGGTATAGAAAAATCGGGAACACTTACGTTCTTGACGTAATTATCAAGAACATGCACGTCAATGTTATAATTTGTCATATTAACTATATTAGAAAAACGAACAATAAATTTATTATTAGTAAAATCATTAATTTGTGTAGTTATTCCAGACATATTTTACTCCATTTATCTGATATTATTATTTATAAATAAAAAGAGATAAAAGGATTCAGCTTTTATCTCTACACAAACACAATAACTGGAGATTATTATGTCTGATAATATAGTATTTATAAAAGATATTAATGATTATAATGAATATAATAAATTAAAACCAAAAATTAAATATATTTATAAAAAAGTTAAATTTATTTGTTTTAATTGTAAAAAAGAAAAGATACAAACTTTTAGAAATTTAACCACGTCATTAATCTGTAAAAGCTGTAATTGTAGTATTGCACAAAAATCTGATTTAGTAAAAGAAAAGAAAAAACAAACATGTTTGAAAAAATATGGTGTAGAATATATATCACAATCAAAAATAATTAAAGAAAAAACAAAACAAACCAATTTAAAAAAATTTGGAGTAGAATATTCATTACAATCTAATAATGTAAAAGAAAAAGGTATAAAAACATGTTTAGAAAAATATGGAGTAAAAAACCCAAGTCAAAGTAATATAATAAAAAATAAAAAGAAAAATACTGCTTTAAAAAATTTTGGAGTTGAAAATCCAAATAAATCTAAAATAATTAGAAATAAAATAAAAAATACGTGTATTAAAAAATATGGTGTTGAAGTTTCTATTCAAAATGAACAAGTATTAAATAAAAGAAAAGAAAACAATTTTAAAAAATATGGTAAAGTATCATATACTCAAACACCAGAATTTAAAGAAAAATTAAAAAATATATGGAATGAAAAATTATTAGAACGTTTAAAAAATTATAATTTAACATTATTATATAAAAATAAATATATTGTTAAATTATTATGTAATGAATGTAATAACGAATTTGAAATATCCAGAACGGGTTTCTTTATGTTATTAAATCATTATTCATCTAATTTTTGTCCAAAATGTAAACGTATCATTTTTCATGGAAAAAGTCAAGGTGAAAAAGAATTACTAAATTATATTAAAACTTTATATAATAATGAAATTTTAGAAAATGTACGAACAATTATTTCACCGAAAGAACTTGATATATATTTACCAGAGTTAAAATTAGCATTTGAATATGACGGTACATATTGGCATGCAGATTCAAGATTTTATAAAGAAACAGATATAATTGAACTTAAAAATATTACTGCTGGCGAAATATGGAAAAAAGATATTGAAAAAAATTTATTATGTGAAAATAATGGTATTAAACTTATCAGAATAAAAGAATTTGATTGGATAAATAATCAAGATAAAATAAAAGAATATATAAAAACATTATTTATATAAAGAAAAACCAGGTAATTATCCTGGTTTTTATTTTATTGAATTTTTTCTGGTTTTTTAAATTCTAATTCTATATTACCAGAACCTTTAATTGTTTTAGCTAAAATATTAGGCATTTTATACATTTTAATAAATCTTGTAAGATAATTACCGACACGTTCCGATGCAGCCATTCTTAATGAATCTTCAGATAATCTATAACTAAATTCTTTATCTGACTGGTCTCTGCCTGCCTTTTCAGTAATTTTATTTTTAAGAAGAATTGCAAAGTGTTCCCATGCTTCGTCAAATAATCCAGTTACTAACGAAATTTCTTTAGCTTTAATAGAATCTTCTGCTTCATTAATATATTCTTCGATTGTTCCTTGTTTACCTTTATTTTCCCACCATGTTTGAAGTCTATTAATTATTTCAGTTGCAGAAACAATTTTTGATTTTTCATTAATCATATTAATAGATTCCAATAAATTACGTCTAAAATTGGACTTAAAGTTTTCTGCTAACGAAATTTGTAATAATTTATCCGCTGATAAAATATCGCTGACATCAAGTTTATAAAATTTTTGTGCATCTATTGGAATAATTAATTTAGATGTTAACTGCTTTGCATTTTCCTCAGCAATTTTTGATTCCTCATCGCGTTTTTTCTTAAGAATTTTTTCAAAATATTCTTTAATATTATCCGGCTGAATAATATTATTTAATTTCTTAGCGTCTGCCCTAGTCAATTCTACAGAATCGCCGGTATCATTGAATTTTTCAATATATTTGTCATATTCTTGTAAAATAAATTTCTTACCAGCAGTATATGATTCAGTATCTTTGAAATAAACTTCAATGATTCCTTTATCTTTTCCAGTAATAATAATACCAGCAAATCCGTCTGACTTTTCAGCGCTTTTTGTAATACCGAGAAGTAAGTCAAGAACCTGGTCTTGATAAGTATCATTGACTAATTCTTTAATAACTTCTTCTTTTAAAATAATGTCGCCTTTAATAAGTTTAACGGTTGCACCATTAAGTTTCTCGACTGCTTTATAGAAAGATTCAAGATCTTCTAAATCAGAAATTTTAGATTTAAATGTATCGACTTCCTTCTTTGTCATAGCTGTCTTGATAACTTTAATTTTAGCTATTTCGCAAGACATGGCTGTAGCGATTCTTGCCCTGACAGCATCAATTTTTGCGTCTTTTCTAAAGAAGAAAATAAGATTGGAACCTTCAGACGATATAGAAACAAGTTCATCAGCATAAATTTTTTGTAAATTATCAAGTACAAGCTGTAATTTTTGTTTAACGTCTGAACGAATTTCATCGCTTTCTATATCTAATTTAAAATTATGTAAGAAATTCTTTAATTCGTCATTATCATATTTAATAACATATTGATAAATTACAAGCTGGTCTTCCGCAGTAGGGAATTTTTCTTTAATAAGTTCGGCAACATGTGTTCTTGCAAATAATGTTCCCCTGAAAAAGTCGTCACCGTTAGTTTCAGGATGCGACAAAGAATTCAAGTCCGGATTTGGATCGAGTAATTGATAAAGTTTAGATATTTTCTTTTCATATCTCTTTCTTTCGTTTACTCTTCCTTCACTATCTTGATTTAATTTTTCTGCTAAATCCATTGCCGTATCTTTATCTTTGAAATAAAGATTCATACCATAAGTTTTTGTCGGAATAAATCCAATATAATCTTCCAACTTCGATACCTGTTTTAATGCATTAACAAGTTCATTGTTGATTTTTTCTGTAAGCGCTTTATAAAAATCACTGATATTATTGTTATTTTGTGCAACTTCATTAATCAACTTATCGTCAATTTTGAATGGAATAGAATAAACAGAAATTAAATTTCCACGCTGATTCTTTTCGTCAATATCGGTCAAATACGATTTAACTTTATCCTGTAATTTATTAATAATCGTTATCGTAAAATTATCGTTAATAAGTTCATCTTTATAGTCTTCCGGCTTAAAAAATTTAAGAAAATCACTGCCCTTTCTTTTTTTCTGAATATCTTCTTTATAATATGTTTCAGAAACGATATCTACACAGTTTTTAAGAATGGAAATTTTAGAATTACGACCTATTTCATCTTTAAATCTTTCCGCATATGCTTTTGGTTGATTACCCGATGCTTTAAAGAAAATATATTTAAGAATGGTAGATTCGGCTTCATCATTACTTTCAGTTTGAATATATGCAAGAGCTGAACTTTCTTTACCTAATCCGAATAAAGTTTTAAGATTTTTAGACGATTTTGATATTTCTGAAAGTATTTCAACAAGTTTTTCTTTTAATTTTGCATTGAAATCATCCGAACTCAAATTAATAATATGTTTAATAGGGTCCGTTCCAGCTGTCTTTTTATAATCGTTGATTAAAACATTGGCCAATGCTTTAGTCATATATTCACTACCGAAATCCAACATTGCAGCATAACAATCATATTTTTTATTAGCAAAAATACCTTCGCCAAGTAATTCTTTAGAAGGAGCTGTCATATACTTGTTATCAGCTTTCTGTTGGGCTAAATATGCCTTAAATGTATCTTTCATGTTATTTCCTTTAAAGAGTTTTATTTTTATATTATTTATAATAAAAAACCAGCATTTAAAATGCTGGTATTTTTTATTCAAGTCTAAATTTTTCTTCTTGTTCTATTCGTTGTGTAAATATCGGACGATTTTTATTAATCCAATTAATGATATCTAAAAATGCCTGTTTCAACACAAATGGTTCCACGACTGTTCCTTTAGGCAAATCCTCATCTCTAATATCCATCGCCCAAGAACCAGAATCAAATCTGAATTTTCTCTTATCAATTTGGTCCCTATAATATCTGCATTGGTCAATAGCCCAATCAGGATGATGTTTAATTGTATTAACACAATGTTTCAATAACGGATTATAATTTGGATTATCCATCAAGCTTTCAATACTTCTGCTTGTGATACCCTGATTAATTACGTAAAATCTGACGATTTGTACTACTGGTCTAATCATATATACCTCACTTATAAAAAATAAAATATCGCATGGTCTAAAAGCCATGCGTCTTGTTCAATGTTATAAAGTATATATAATTTTTGGAAAATAAAATTTGTATTTTTATTAAGCTATGTTTTCTCCAGTCTTTTCTATTGAAACAATATTTATTTTCTGAACTGGATGTAGTTGACCAAACCAGACTAATGCATTTTCAACAGATGTTTCATATATTTCACAAGTATGCATAATTCCACAGCATTCTTGCCAAGTAATCAAATAACTATTCCATCCTTTTGGTGCATTTATGTCATCATGTGCATACCAGTCTTTATCATATGGCCATATTTTACTCATATATTTCACCCGTAAGTAGATCTCATAAGATTAAATTCACGCTTTAATGCATTATAAGCAATTTCTAATTCTTTTAAATCACCTAATATGTATTTTTCGTTATCCCATTCAATAAAAGATTCGCCAAACCATGTATCATCTCGTTGATGTCGAGTATTATCAAATTTCCAGATATTTGGAAATACTATATGACCAGTCATGTGATGTGGCATTCTACCAGTACATGGTTTTTGTGTTGTCCAACACCAATATTCATCAATATATAAACAAATTGCAGGAATTATAATTCCTTTATATTCTTTATACCATTCTTCAAAATAATCTGAATTTACTACCCAATCATTAAGCTCTGATATTTTATCTTCTTTGATTTCAATATTTCTAGTACTATATCTACAAACACCTAATGTTGGATAATATTTGGCATTTATTGAAAAATCTGAAGGATCTCCGCCTTCAGTATCACTTAAATGCCAAGGAATACCAAATACATTTTCATTATGATAATCTCTATAAGTATGCCACATTTCACCTTGATTATGATGAATAATTAAATATGGCATTGGACCATTAACATCTTGACTATATTCCATTTCTCTAACATATTCATCTTCTTTAGTATGAGTGCGAATAGGTGTTTTATATGGATCATAGTCTCTAAAACAACAATCATAAGACATAATTAAAACGCTGCTTTGAAATTATAAACTGGTTTGATAATCTTTTCAATAGAACAAGTAGGTTCAATATTTGCTATAATTTCTTCCATTGGCTTATATGCCATAGGAGACTCATCAATCGTCGCAGAACTGACACAGGACGTGAAAATTCCCTTCATAGCATCTTTATAATCCTTCATAGAAATTGAGTTCTTAGCATCACTTCTGGTCATTAAACGACCTGCACCGTGAGGAGCTGAATAATTCCAATCCGGATTTCCCTTACCTACACAAATCAAAGAACCGTCTCTCATATTCATAGGAATAATTACACGTTCTCCTTCTTGTGCAGAAATAGAACCTTTACGAAGAATCATGTTCTTAAGGTCAATATAATTATGAATAGTTTCAAACTTTTCCAAAACCTTAAATCCCATTTCTTTAACGATTACATCAAGCATTGCAGCACGATTCATAACTGCAAACTGTTGGACAATTTCCATATCATGCAAATAACCTTGCATGTGTTCACCTGTCAAATAAGACAAATTCTTAGGAACAGAAAAATGGTCATAATCTTTCATCAATTCCTTGATTTCTGCATCTGTCTTACCTTGATTCTTATACTTAGCAATTTCAGCACCACGAATAGCTGTCAAGTCAGCACAATCCTTAATTGCAATATTCTGCCAGTATTCACAAGTAGCAACACCTAAGTGACGAGAACCAGAATGGATAACAATATAAAATGCACCGTCATCATCCTTATCAACTTCGATAAAATGATTACCACCGCCTAAACTTGAAATACTCAGAAGTTCTTCTCGCTTAACATCGGCAATAAGTTCTTCAAATTGTTCATCAAAATCATTAGCAAAGCGGTGACGATTTGCTCTATGTTCCTTACCAGACGGAATTTTATCTTTAATAACTTTATCCAGTTTACCAAATTCAATAAATTTATCTTTCAACTTGGCAACAAGCATTCCACAACCAATATCAACACCGACAAGATTAGGAACAACCTTGTTCTTGATAGTCATAGTTGTTCCGACTGTGCAATCTTTTCCACAATGACAATCTGGCATTATTTTAATATTAGCATCTTTAGCCCATATTTGACATGTCATATTTAAAATTTGTCCATATGCAGCATTATCTATATTATCTGTATATACAGTTGCTTTTCCATATTTACCTTGTATTTCAATCATCTTTTTTAATCCACCTTGGATCTAAAAATCCTTTCACAAAACCTTCTGGACATTCATAGCAAAATTTATTAATTTTACCATTATTATACCAATGTCTTCCTTTATTATTTTCTGCGATTTTTATTTTTCTATTTTCTTCTATTTCCTCATTAACTTTAACAATATGTCCTTCTTTAAATCCTTCAGGACATGTTTCAGCTAATATGCTAATTTCACCATTATTATACCAATGTTTACCATAATTCCAACTATCTTCTTTTCTTTTTGCTAAGTTTGGACATTTTCTATTTTTATTCCATACCTTATATCCATTTTTATATCTTTCTTTTAATGTTTCTGAAATTTGTGTTCTTGTTTTTTCAGTTACCATTTTATCTTTAGCAGGCGGTATAATTTTACCAGACTTATATCCTTCTTTAAGAGCATTAGAAATTTTTGTTCTAGTTTCTTTTGAAATTTTTTTACCTTTTTGTGCATTTGATAAAGTATCTGCTAACATTTTTCGTAGTTGTTCATATGAATGTGCAGATAATTTAATTGGATGCATATCATTACGTTTACGGCACAATCTTAATAATGCAAATGCCATAGCTTGACCTGGATATATTTTAAATAACAATTTATGACATATAAAATGTTCTTTTGCAGTTAATGGAACTAAATTCTTTTTTACTTTTTCAAATTTTGGAAATAATGATTTTGGTAATATATGATGAAATTCAAAATATTCATTTTTAAAATCACGTCTTCTATAATATATGTTTAATGGTCTATTACCAAGTATTTGTTCATTTTTAGCTTTACGTATAATTTCCAAATATATATGTTTATAATTCATATATTCTCCTTATTTTTATCTTTATTTTTAAATGGTCATTCCAGTGACCATTTTAATATTTATAATATATGGTTAGAAAAGCAGAGATACTTTTCAATAGGCTGGAACCTACTGTCCCATATACCAAAAATATTAAACTATCTGATGAGTTTCACTCCACTCTAAGAAATACTTTTTAATTGTTTCTGATGCACTTTTAGCCATTGCTTCTGCATCTCTCCATGTATAGTTTTCACCTATACGTTCATAACGAAAACCGGTTTTACAAGTATCATAATCATGAAAATAATTAT